CTTCTACTTCTAGTTGAGATAAACGTCTAACAAGTTGTGCATAGTCACTACTTGCAGGGCTAGTTACCCCTGCAACAAAGTCAAGATACTTTTCTGTGTCAACTGTCATTAGTAAGAATACCCCGCAACGAATAGTTTTTCATCAGATGATGGTTGAGAGTCAGCAACATAACAACCAATAGATGCTTCAGAGTTTGCTTTTGCTCTTGCAAGAACAAACTTCTGCCCTGCTTCTATATCACTACCACCCCATGCTCTAATCGCAGAGTGTTGTAATGCACGACCATATGAGAAAGATACATTCCAAGGTAGATCAGGTGCAGCATTCATTTCATTTAGATATATAGATGCTGCTTCTTCACTTAAACCACCTGATAAGAAGTTGATTCCAGCAACAGCAGCAGGAACAGAACGTAATAATGTTCTGATCGTGTATCCTGCAACCTTCTTATAGTCAGCTTGATCTGGGCACTCAGCACCACATACTGTCATTGATGGTTTGAGTAATGTTCCTTCTAGTAGAACTCCTGCTGTTGCACATGCTGCATATACTTCTTTGATTACACGTTCTTGAACAGCAGCAGTCTTCTCAATATGATGATCTCCATCCATTAATATCTCTGGTTCTACGATAGGAACTAATCCTGCTTCTTGAACTGCACGAGCATATCTTGCAAGACCCCATGCATTTTCTTTAATTGCAAAATCAGATGGGCCATCTTCTGTGATTTGTAATACTGCTCTCCACTTAGCAAATCTTGCACCTTGTTCATAATATTTTGCTGCTCTCTCTGTCAATCCATCAAGACCAGAACAATATGTCTCGTGATGTAATGCACCCACCAGTGGTTTCAAACCTTTGTCAACCTTAATACCAGCTATGATTCCTTGCTTGTTTAGTTTCTCAACCATGCTTTCACCATCTGCATGATTTTGATATAGTGTCTCCTCAAATAAAATCGCACCACTAATATATCTACCCAAGTCTGGTGCAGTAAATAACATACCTCTGTATGCCTGTCGATTCTCTTCTGTATTTTCTAATCCAATACTAGCTAATCTTTTTCCGCATGTATTTGTAGATTCATCAACTGCAAGTATACCTTTACCAGGTGTTGCTAATTTACGTGCAGTTTCTTTCAGTGTTTCTTTATAGTATGAGAGTGCCATATTTTTCTTAATATTTTCTTTATTATTTAGAACTTAAAATCAGCAAATGATGACTTTGGTTTCAACTTTTCATCCTTAGTATACTCTTGATCTTGATTAGTGTCAACCAGATCATTCTGTGCACTCTGCTCACAATCATACAATCTCATCTTTGCTCTATCAATACCAATTACAAATCTCTTGTAAATTGTAGGATCATTATATCTGTTCTTTAATTGCTTTACTAATATTTGATTTAGACCTTCTAGTTCTTCTGTGGAAATAAGGGCAAACATAAGGTCAGCAGTAGCAGGTAAACCAAAGGACTCACTTGTGTCAGTAAGCTCAACGTCACTGCTACCATACCCAGAACGAGTAGTTTGAGTAGCTGAGACAATGGGAACATTGGTTTCAACTGCCAATCCTCTAAGTTCTTCAGCAATCGCTTTGATATACGAGTAAGAGTTGACATTAGCATTAGCTCTGTATCTAGATGAGGCACAAATATTAAGATAATCTACAAATATTATATCAGGTTTGAAAGATTTTTTCAATGATAACTCAGTCAATAATGCTTTAAAATGTCCACTATGTGCAGATGCAGTAGGATATTCTTTAACTATCAAAGTACCCATTGTCTTCTTGGTAATATTGTTTACCTTAGTAGAGAACATAGGTTTAGGTAAATCTACAATATCTTGTATTCCAACATTCAATAAGTTTGCATCTATTCTTTCTGCTATCTTCTCTTCTGCCATCTCCATAGTGATGTAAAGTACATTCTTATCTTGGAGTAAAGATGCACTAGCAACATGGCACATGAACAAAGACTTCCCCACACCAGTGCCCGCAAGAGCAATGTTAAGAGTTTTATTTGGGAGACCACCCTTTGTGATCTTGTTAAAGAACTCCAAGTCAAATGGGATCTTCTCTTCTTTTTGATGGTAGAATTCATACCTCTCCTCATAGTCTTGAAGATAATCATGTCCTATATGATTATCGAAAGAAACAGCCAAAGCGTCAGACAGAATGCTAGGAATAGCATCCCTTCCTTTTTTGTCATCTTTTCCATCAGCTATTGCAATAGAATCTAACAATGCTAAGTATATAGCTCTGTCTCTACACCATTTTTCTGTGGTATCAACTAACCATTCATTCTCTACAGGACTTTCATCAAGACAACTAATTAAATGAGTAACACTTTTAAATGAGTCTTCATTAATATCATCTCTCTTCTCAACTTCAATAGTTAATACTTCTTTAGTAGGTAGTTCATTATACTTTTCTACAAAAGAAAATATCTCTTCATATACCATCTTCTGATGAGGATCTTCAAAATACTCAGACTTGATGAAAGGTATAGACTTTCTCAAATACTTTTCATTGTGTATTAGATTTTTTAGAATTAAAAACTCAATTTGTTCCATAACTAAACTCCTTATTTGCAGTCTCTTCTAGAGCTTGCATAACTTCTGGAGTAAAGTAATCATCTGGATTGGCAAGTATGTGTTTACCATAAACTTTCTTACCATTAATCTCATATCTACCTGCTACATTCTTCCACAATCCACCTATCTCTCCTAGTTATAGAAGACCATAGTATTTGTCAAGTCCTCTCTCATCATAATAGAGACGAACTTCAACTTCTTTATTTTCTTTACTTAGACGTGACTTATGAGTCTTTGCCTTGATAATGTTTCCAATGACATCTTTTCCGTCCTTTTCTTTCTTCTTGGTAAGATAGATGATTGTAGATGCAGCATACTTGAGACCGCTGCCTCCTCCCATTTCTTTAGTTGGGACGTAAGATCCGATAACGTCATAGGTGTGATTAGTAACAATAAGTGGAATGTTTGCTTGACCAAGTTTAAGTGTAAGCATTCTGAATGCTCCTTTAACAAGTTGAGATTTGGTCATATCTCTGACTTGTTTATCGTTTAGGGCATCCGTGATTTCTTTCTCTGTAGAAAGCATACCTAAAGAATCTAATACAAACATACAAGGTTTGCGATTCTCTTCATCTGTCTTTAAGTATATATCTACGGCCTTGAGTGCCTTGGTTCGGAATTCCTCAATTGTCACGACATTCACAACAACCAACCGTGTCGTATCAACTCCACGAGACTCCAGTAATCCTTTATTGACGGCTGCTTCAGTGTCAAAATAGAGACAATACCCATCAGGGTTAGTGTCCAAAAAGTTCTTGACGACAGCAAGAGAGAAATAAGTTTTACCAGTGCTCGACTCACCAGCAATGGCAGTAATACGATTGCTGCTAACCCCGCCAAAAATAGACCCGCTAATGAGTCCGTTAAAAATGTAGGATCCTGTATCAATGAATCTTTCAGTCTCGTCAATATCTGACGCAATCTGCGTATATTCATCTCCGATCTCTTTTACTATTTCTTTTAAAAAGTCCATTAAATTACCATTCCATGTTTTTCACGAAGTATTTTTTTATAAGGCCCGTCAGGGTTTTCATCTCTAACTTCTTTTACTAACTTCAACTTTTTGTGAAGTTCTTCAGCACCATCGCCAGATACATGTTCAAGCATCCAAACAATCATGTCTAATTCTTTGTCATTAATAGGTAAATCCATTATATAAAAAATGATTCTAGGTTTACAGTTCTCTCAGCCTGCCATCCAATTGAGTCAAGAATGATCTTGAGAGGTTCAAGGAACGACTTCTCAAATTGTAGATCATAATCTATGTATTTGTCAAGGTTAAGTTCCTCTGGGAATTGTTGAATGAATGATATTACATTCTCTTGAATTGGATTTGGTCTCTTGAGATAACAAAATTTAATCTTCTCACCATTATTAATCAAAGAATACTTTTGTGTAAGTTTATTCTTCTTTACATAATGATTGAAAAGAAGAGCACCACGAGCATGAATTGGTGTTCCCTTTTCATAGATCGCATTGACACTCTTATACTTCTTCACATTACTCACAGTTCTTGGAAATGATATCTCCTCTGGTGGTAATGATCTAAAGTTTGTTCTACATTTTTCGATGAAGTCAATGACATCATCTTCAGTCTTTGTCATGATAAGTTTTAGAACATCCTTAATCATGGTGCGACAAGGCGCAGGCGTTGAAGACTTGACTGCTTCAATACCCATCATCTTGAGTTTAGGTTCTGCATAACGAACTCCTTCACTATCCCAGACATTCAAGATGTATCTTTTCTTGGCAGTCCAGATTCCACGATCAGCAATGTTCTCACGTTTCATAAACATCTTCTGCTCGTAGGCGTTGACGTACGAGGCCAACTTTTCATAAGAACTCGAAATATACTTTTCAAATTCCATCTCACAGATCTTGTTAAGGAACCCAACAATACCCTCAGTAGTCTTCTCTCGTTCTTTGTATATAACCTCGACCAGAGGGCCCAGATGCAAATAGATAGAATCGGTATCAACAGCAATAACATAATCTTCATCCTTTGTTTTAAGTATTTTGTTTAAATAATTATTCATCCGATCTTCAATCCAACGAATTGAAACCTGACCAGACAAAGTAATCGCTTCTGCATTTTCAAGTTTGTAATAACGAAAGTATTCGTTACCAATCGCACCATAAGCAGAGTTCAGTTGGATCTTACGAGCCATCTGAATATTATTAAATGTTGCAATATCTTTGACAAGTTTAGGATTTTTTGTGTCCTCATACTTTTGTTTTGCAGCAAGCATCTTTTTCTTATACACAGTTCTTTCTGTGTATATCTTCTCCATAATCTCTGGTAAGAAACCACGAATGTCAGTACGATACATTGCACCATTGGCACAAACCGCACTATCTTTATGAAGTTGAAAGTCTATCTCTTCTTTAAGTATTCGATCAACTGTAGCTGTTGGGTGTTTGTCATCCTTGAGCGTCTCAGGGGAAATATTATATTGCATAATGAGATGAGGATACAGACTATTAAGGTCAAACGAAACCACCCAATCATACTTTCCTGGCTTCGGTTCCTTGACATACGCCCCTGCGTACTTTTGTGATTTTGATGTTCTTTTCTTTGGTGGTATGACAATGTTCTGTTTCTTGAGGTAGTTGTAAATGATAGTATCCCACATTCTCACTTGATAGTGAATGTCAATAAAGTTTACTTTGGCATCAAACGCCATTGTAACAGCAAGTTCAATTAATTTCAACTTGTCTTCAAGTTTATCAACCAGTTGAACGTCACGAATATTATATCGAACAAACTTATCCCAATCTTTTGTGTAGAACTCACGAAAAGTATCATACTCATCATGTCCAAGTTTCTTCTCACCTAACTCATAGTTGGCGATATAGTCCAATCGATATGACTCTTGGTTTGTATATGTGAATCTTTTATATAGATCAAGATAATCAAGTTGAGTGACTCCACCAATATCATATGTAATATTTTTACGACCACTAATATAAACTTCATCCTGAGATACAAGACCCCAAGGCGATAAGTCTTTCATTGACTTCTCACCAAGAATACGATTAATACGACCAGCGAGATACGGTATATCATACATCTGAGAGTTCCAACCAGTAATTACCTCTGGTAGATTCTTTCTCCAATATGCTAAGAATGAAGTCAGTAATATAGTTTCATTCTGACAGTAAATATAATTTACATTTGGGTCTTTATTATCAAAAGGTCTTGAACCAAAAGTAGTTACTTTCTTTGTTGCATAATCTTGTAGACTAATCAACAGCATTTCTTCTGCAACATTTTCAACATCAGGGAAACCACTCTCTGCAGCGACCTCGATATCAATCGTTACAAGACGAATCTTTTTGATATCAAACTGTATAT